GTCGGGTGCAGCAGCAAGAGCAGCATTAGCATCAATCAATGTAAATACTGATCCAAATCAGATGATGACAAGGGCATTCGGAAAAGCAGTCAACCCAAATCTTGAATTATTATTTGCAGGTCCTAAACTAAGATCGTTTCAGTTTTCTTTCCAATTTGCACCACAAAACATTGAGGATGCTGCTGCTACCAGAAGAATTATGAGATTCTTCAAACAAGGTATGTTACCTAGTAGAAGGTTGAGTAGTGATTTATTCTTAATGTCACCAAATGTGTTTAGATTGTCATTTATGAATGGTCAAGACAAAATTAGATCTTTAAACTCATTCAAAATCTGTGCTTTGACAACTTGTCAAATAGATTTTGCACCAGATGGTTCATATCAAGCATATGATGATCCTAATGTGATATCTCAACCAGTCAGATCTATAATGACTCTAGGTTTCACCGAATTGTCTCCAATCTTTTGGGATGATTATGAAAGTGATGAGGGATACAAATCATCAGTTACTGAATTACAATCAACAATTCGAGATGAAGGACCTGATGCAGCAAGTGCTCCTAGAGAAACTGGCAACACAAACGTAACATCAGCAAACGACATAGGGTACTAATGGCATACTTCGATCAATTTCCAAATATTCTAGTTCCTTCATATAATAATGATAGAACTTCTAGCACTGATTACGTCACTGCTAAAAATATATTCAAAAGAGGTAAGATAAGAGACGACTTCTTTGAAAATGCTACTGCTTTTTCCAAATATAGTATTCAAGGTGATGATAGACCTGATAATGTAGCACAAGATTTATATAATGATCCAGAATTAGATTGGATTGTTTTATTATCAAATAATATTATAAGTGTCAGAGATGAGTGGCCAATGAATGGTAATGACTTTATTGTATATCTGAATAGCAAATATACAGCAGAGAGATTGGCATCAATAAAACACTATGAAACCAAAACGATAAAAGACAGTGATAATAAGATAATACTTGAAGGAGGTCAAATAGTTGATTCTGATTTTGTATTCAATTATTCTGAATTTGGTATTAATGAGAGTAGATCAGGTTCTTTAGTATTAGATTCAGTATCTCATTATGATTTTGAAGTTAGAAAAAATGACGCAAAACGTTCTATACATATTCTAAGACAAGAATACTTACAGATTATTATGGAAGATATGAAACAAATTATGACTTATACTGATTCTTCTCAGTTTATTAATAAAAGACTCAAGATAGGAGATAATCTAAGAATACTATCTCCTCGTTAATTATTCTTGCAATAATCCACCAGTTCTCCATCTCTGTTGGATCTCAACTTCTTCTATCTCAACAAACTTTGCATGTTTTTTAATAAGAATCTTCTTCGCAAGGGTCATCTCATCTGAATAAAAAATCAATGGTTGTTCTTTTAGTCCAGAATCTCCACTCATTCTTTTTCCTCCTCTTTTTCTACATTTTTCAAGGCATCTAAAATCCTATCCATATCAATAGAAGATAATTCTCCATCTTCAGTCCATTTTAAAGAATTTAAGGTAGTTGTTGATACCTGCATGCATTTTTGTTGAATTCCACATACTATATTATATTGAAATTCACACAAAACCGTGTTTTTTTATAATATCTTTAGTTTTACTATAAAAAAATTCATTATAATTTTATATTTACTTAATGATGTGGATTATTCTTATTATGAGGAACATCAAAAACTAAAGAAACTCTATCTACCTCACCCACGTTTATCGCTGAGTGAGGTATCTTATTATAGAACCAAAAAAATGTGCCAGGTTCTACTATCATTTTTTCATCACCCACTGTATACTCATATGTCCCCGCTAAAGATAGATGATATCTGTCCTTGTCTTGATAATATAAACCTTTATCAATATGTGATAAAACTTTTCTGCCAGGTTTTAATCTAAAGAATGCTGCTCTACCTGTTTCTGATATATTCCACTCTTTCCAAAATTTTTGCACAGAAGTGTAGTTTTGATATAATGCTGTTCTACCCTGCCTATCCGCATCATGTGGATCTTCACCTTTTCTGACTTTTGCCATAACAAGTGGTAAAAACCCATATGGGTTAGTATCGCCACCTAGACCCTTTTGCCTAGAAACCCAATTCCAGTCATTTTCGGTAATTTGGTCTAAAAAGGGTTTTGGGTCAATACCTGTTTTTATTATTTTTATGTTCATAAAAAACTTAAGGGGCAAAAAAATGGCGGAGTTTTTTTCCGCCATTTCTGTAATTCAAAAGTCGATTTTAGTGCAGAATTACTCCTCTGCTAACTTTTGAAAGTATGATAGTGCATCATCATCACCTGCACCTACACCTGCTCCGACTGGGGCAGTGACTGACTCAAGTGATACTGGTTCAACAGTCTCTTCTTCTTGTCTTACCTCTGGTGCAACACGGGTTTGCTTGTTGTTCAATACAGAATCCAAACGTGTTTGTAGATCTGTATATGCTTTGAACTGATCAGCATTGGTAAACTCAGTAAGTGCATACTGCTTCTTCCATACTGCTTCAAGTGCATCGTCATCATCTAGTAATGCTGATGTTGCAGCAAACTCAGAACTGTCATAGTTTCTGTAACCTGCTACGTTCTTTGCTTTCAACTTGAAATTAGCACCTTTCCAGAAATCGAATGGATCGATTGCTTCCTCATCCTCAAACTCAGGTTGCATTGCTGCTGTGAGTTTGTCAAAGATCTTCTTACCGAATTTGTATAAGAATACCTTACCCTCATTATGTGGGTTGGTAGGATCTTTCACAACATATATGTTAGAAATATATGTGAGTTTACGCTTCTGCTTTCTTGCAAGTTCTTTATCTGCATCAATACCACTGTTCCATAACAGTCTATTGTATTCTGATACAGGGTCTTTCTGTCCTAATGTAGTGAGACTATTCTCAATGTACCATCCACCAGGTCCTTGGAATGCATGTGAATAAAGTTTTGCCCAAGGTAGTTCTTCACCATCAGGTGCAGGTAGGAATCTGATTACAGCGTAACCATTACCTGCTTTATCGACCTCTAACTTCCATAGTCTTTCATCTGCACCACCTGTGGTGCCTTTGTTCATCTTTTCGATTTCGTTGGTCAGTTTGGAAGTAAGACTGCCAAGTTTAGATTGTTTCTTTAGATTTGCGAATGTCATAGATTGATTCGTTGGATTCTTTAGATTGAGTAGATTGTGGGATTAATCCCTTGCGTGTACAAGGTTTATTATACACAACTATTTAGGTTTTGTCAACCATTTTTCTCGTTCTTCTTTTACTCTTTCCTTAATCAAATCTTTGTTCCATTGATCATGGTCAAGGTTTGACCACCAACCATTATGATGTGAACAAATCGCATCATTTTTAAATTCTTCTGATTCAAGAGCACTTATAATATAATGTGACAAAATTTGACTACCCTCCTCATTGGGATGCATTCCTTTACATCTATAATCTTTATTATTTCTAGAGTATGGTGGTGTTTTTCCCAATGATTTCAAAGCATCTCTTCTTTTCACTGAGTCATCTAACATGAGAGATAAGTCCATATCTAAAGGCAATTTGCTTTGAGATTTTCCCCTATCAATACTTACAACTAGGTGTTTTTTCTTCTCTAATAATTTTCTTATCAACGTGTAATAAATTTTATCATCAGTGTGTCCGTATTTGGTGTGATATATTTCAGAGTAGTAGTGTATAAAAAACTCTTGGTGTGAAGCGTTTTTTAAATTAGATGATGAGAATGATACTCTCTGCCAATTATCTCCGTCAAAATATTCTTGTCTAATATTCATAGACATTTGTATAATTATAATATCATAATCATCTAAATTATGTTCAAGTAAATTTCTAACTATTCTTCTATTACAACTACCATTTTCTGATATATTGTATTCTTCTGCTCCATAATAATCAGAAACTAATTTTGACCATCTAGTATTCTCAGGTTCTTGTAATTCACAACCATGAGTCCATGAACATCCATCAAAATAAATTTTCATAATTTATCAATAAAATTTATTAGCATTTGAGCAATAATCTTATGACCCAATTCATTAGGATGATTACCAGTTGTCAAGTAATTTTTTAGTCTTGGATAGGGTGGTTTATCTCCCCATTGATTGTGAATAGCGTGTCTCTTTTTATTATCATATAGATCAAGAGATATGTCCATATCAAAAGGCACAAATGATTCTCTAGCACATGTAAAAATCATGTGCTTTTTATCTTGCAATATTTTTCTAAACAAATTGTAGTAGATTTTCTCATCAGAGATACCATATTCTTTCTGATAAATTTCTTCATAATAAGTGCTCCAAAAAGTTCGTAACTCATCTGAGAATGAATTTGGTATGGAGGTCTTTACTTGTCTGAATTTTTTTTGATTCTCATCATACCATTCAGTTCTACTATGATTGACCATTTGAATCATGACAATATCATATTCATCAAAATTATGATCCAAAATATTTCGTGCAATACATCTATTAGACCCACCCATTGTTGATATATTATATTCCTCTGCACCATAATGATCACATATTATTTTACTAAACCTCGTCTCGCTAGGATTTTCTAAACAACCCCCTGCAGTCCACGACGTTCCATCAAAATAAATTTTCATAAGTCTAAAAGGTATTGATGTTGATTTCTATTACTTTTAATTAGATCAGGTTGTACAAGAAAAACTGACAGCACTACTCTTTCACATTTACTAGAGTACCTGTGCCATGTCTTATTTGGTATACTATTATGGACAAAAAGTTTATTAGGTTTCCATTCAACTTCTATTTCAAAATCACTTTCTTTATCTGCCTTGATGTGATCCCCATCATCATTCCTACTAGAATTTTTACATAGTATCGTTCCTATCTCCTCTTCAGGCCATATGTAATAGGTGCAAGTGTTTATTCTTGATGCATTATCAATGTGTATGGGATAGTTATAATTTTCTGGAGTGATCGCCCAATGTACTAATTTTTTGAGTTCACCCTTATATCCTCTATGTTCTGGGAGCATATCAAAAAATTGATTAGTCTCTGGAACAATATCATGAGTTAGAAATCTAGTATACTTATTTCTTGATATGTAATCCTTTCCTTTATGATCAGTGTAAACTGAATTAACTCCAGTTCTTTTATAAGTTTCATACTCAAAGTGAGCAAGTCTTTTTATCTCAGAAAATCTATTTGGAGGTAAAAAAT